TTAAATACGAATGGTTTGACGATTAAAGAAGGCCCAAGCATTACCAAACAGGGCATTAATGCTGGTAGCAAACAGATTACCAATGTAGCTGATGGTATCAATGCCAAAGATGCAGTAAATGTTGATCAGCTCACCAAAGTCAAAGAGAACTTAAATGGCAGAATCACTGACACGAATAATCAATTAAATGATGCGAAAAAAGATTTAGGTAATCAGATCGCGGATACCAACAAGAATCTGAATGATGCCAAGAAAGACCTTGGTATCCAGATTACTGATACCAACACCAAGTTAAATACCACCAAAGATCAGCTAACAACTCAGATTAACGATACTAAAACTGAGTTAAACAACACGATTGGTAACACCAAGACTGAGCTGAATAGCAAAATTGACAACACCAAGACAGAGCTTGAAAACAAAGGCTTGAACTTTGCTGGTAATAGCGGTGCAGATGTACATCGTAAACTTGGTGACAAGCTTAATATTGTAGGTGGTGCAGCTGCTTCAACTCCGGCGGCTAAGACCAGCGGTGAAAATATTATTACTCGCACAACTCAAGATGGTATTCAGATTGAACTGTTAAAAGACTCGAAGTTTGACAGTGTTACCACTGGCAACACCACCCTAAATACGAATGGTTTGACGATTAAAGAAGGCCCAAGCATTACCAAAGAAGGCATTAATGCTGGTAGCAAACAGATTACCAATGTGGCTGATGGTATCAATGCCAAAGATGCAGTGAATAAGAGTCAGTTGGACAATCTTGCTGCCAAGCAAAATGCAACCGATGATGCTGCGGTGAAATACGATGATGCCAAAACCAAAGATAAAGTTACCTTAAAAGGTAAAGACGGTACGGTTTTAGATAATGTGAAAGCAGGCCACATTTCATCGACTTCAAAAGAAGCAGTAAACGGCAGTCAGATTCACAAGATTTCTAACAGTATTAAAAACAGTATTGGTGGAAATACCGTTGTAAACCCGGATGGTAGTCTGACGACCAATAACATTGGTGGAACGGGTAAAAACAACATCAATGATGCGATTAGTGAAGTAAAAAATACAGCTACGAAAGCGAAGACTACTGTAACTGAAGGCGACAACATTGTTGTAAAAGAAACTGTTAATAAAGATGGCAGCACTAACTATGAAGTAGCGACCAAAAAAGATCTAACTTTAAATAGTGTAACTACAGGTGATACCGTACTCAATAATAATGGTTTAACCATTAAAGATGGCCCAAGCATTACCAAAGATGGCATTAATGCTAGTGGCAAACAGATTACCAATGTAGCCGATGGTATCAATGCCAAAGATGCAGTAAATGTTGATCAGCTCACTAAAGTCAAAGAGAACTTGAATGGCAGAATCACTGATACTAATAATCAGTTAAATGATGCGAAAAAAGATTTAGGTAATCAAATCGCTGATACCAACAAGAATCTGAATGATGCCAAGAAAGACCTTGGTAACCAGATTACTGATACCAACACCAAGTTAAATACTACTAAAGATCAGTTAACAACTCAGATTAACGATACTAAAACTGAGTTAAACAACACGATTGGTAACACCAAAACTGAGCTGAATAGCAAAATTGATAGCACCAAGACTGAGCTTGAAAACAAAGGCTTGAACTTTGCTGGCAATAGCGGGAATGATGTCCATCGTAAGCTTGGTGAGAAGCTCAACATAATCGGTGGTGCAGCTGCTTCAACTCCGGTAGCCAAGACTAGCGGTGAGAACGTTATTACCCGTACCACTCAAGATGGTATTCAGATTGAACTATTAAAAGACTCGAAGTTTGACAGTGTTACCACTGGCAACACCACCTTAAATACGAATGGTTTGACGATTAAAGAAGGTCCAAGCGTTACTAAAGAAGGTATTAATGCTGGCGGTAAGAAAATTACCAATGTAGCTGATGGTGTAAATGCCAAAGATGCAGTGAATAAGAGTCAGTTGGACAATCTTGCTGCCAAGCAGAATGCAACCGATGATGCCGCGGTGAAATACGATGATGCCAAGACCAAAGATAAAGTTACCTTAAAAGGTAAAGACGGTACGGTTTTAGATAATGTGAAAGCAGGCCACATCTCATCGACTTCAAAAGAAGCAGTAAATGGTAGCCAAATTCACAATATTTCAAACAGTATTAAAAACAGTATTGGTGGAAATACAGTTGTTAATCCGGATGGTAGTCTGACGACCAATAATATTGGTGGGACAGGTAAAAACAACATCAATGATGCAATTAGTGAAGTAAAAAATACAGCTACGAAAGCGAAGACTACTGTAACTGAAGGTGACAACATTGTTGTAAAAGAAACTGTTAATAAAGATGGCAGCACTAACTATGAAGTGTCAACTAAAAAAGATCTGACATTAAATAGTGTAACTACAGGTGATACCGTACTCAATAATAATGGTTTAACCATTAAAGATGGCCCAAGCATCACTAAAGATGGCGTTAATGCCGGCGGTAAGAAAATTACTGATGTGGCTAATGGTGTAATTGCACAAAATTCTAAAGATGCTGTAAATGGCGCTCAGGTTCACCATATCTCTAATAGCATCAAAAACAGTATTGGTGGAAATACCGTTGTAAACCCGGATGGTAGTCTGACGACCAATAACATTGGCGGAACAGGTAAAAACAACATCAATGACGCAATTAAGTCTGTAGATGAAAAAGTCACTAATGGTGTAAATGACTTGACTCAAAAAGGGCTAAATTTTGGTGCGAATGACCAGAAAACAACCCAAGGCAAAGCAGTTCACCGTAAGCTTGGTGACACTATCAATATTGTAGGTGGTGCGGATGCAAAAACTGCTGAAGATAAAACTAGTGGCGAGAACATCATTACCCGTACCACAGAAGATGGTGTCAAAATTGAGATGTTAAAAGATGTGAAGTTCGATAGCGTGAATGTCGGGGGCCATGTCTTAAATCAACAAGGTCTAATCATCAAGGGTGGGCCAAGCATCACAGTGAATGGTATTAATGCAGGTGGTAAACAAATTACCAATGTTGCAGACGGTATTAATGCAAAAGATGCGGTGAACAAAGGCCAATTAGACAAGCAAATTAACGAAGTTAAAGATCAAATTGGTAAAGATATTGGCAAGCTTTCTGATCATGCTGTGCAGTATGACAAAGATAAAAATGGCAATGTCGACAAGAACTCAGTCACTTTAGGTGGTGGAGAAAAAGGTACCAATCTGAAAAATGTAGCTGACGGTAAAGTTGCTGAAGGCTCTAAAGATGCCGTGAATGGTGGTCAATTATGGAATATTCAAAATCAAGTCGATAAGAACTCGAATGATATTAAGAATATTCAGAATAACATCGACAACATTTCTAATGGTAAAGCTGGGTTAGTTCAACAGCAAAAACCAAATGGTGAAATCACGGTCGGTAAAGATACTGGTGGTACTAGCATTAATATGGCTAGTAAAGAGGGTGATCGTGTTGTTCAAGGTGTTAAAGATGGTGAGATTAAAGCTGGTTCGAACCAAGCTGTAAATGGTGGACAAATCCATAAAATTTCAGAAAGCATCAAAAACAGTATTGGTGGAAATACTACGATTGATCCTAAAGATGGCTCAATTACAACCAACAATATTGGTGGTACAGGTAAGAACAATATTAATGATGCGATTGGGACCTTAAACCAGTCGAACCAAGAATTGGGTAACAAAATTACCAATCTGGGTGATCAGTTACAACAAGTGTTCTATGACACCAATAAACGTATTGATGACGTTGAGAAAAAAGCTAATGCAGGTATTGCCGCTGCCATGGCCTTAGAAAATGCGCCGTTTGTAGCAGGTAAATATACCTATGCTGTTGGTGCTGCATATCATGGTGGTGAGAATGCAGTCGGTGTGACCTTACGCAAAACCTCTGACAATGGCCGCTGGTCAATTACAGGTGGTGTGGCAGCTGCTTCTCAAGGTGAGCCAAGCGTCCGCGTTGGTATTAGTGGTGTGATTAATTAAGAAACTGGTTGGGAGGGCAATGCTCTCCTTGCTCGACAGATTAAAGAGATTATAGAGATGAACAAAACAATCCAAAGCTTAGTCGTAGCAGCTTTTGCTGGTTTCGCAGTCACAACTTATGCAAATGAACAGGCTCAGCCACAGGAAATTCATTTTCCAGCGATTGAAAAGAGTTATTTGAAACAAGTAAAACGTTATGAATACCAAGATATTGCTCGTTTAGATACAGGACTAAATAAAGATCAAATTCGAGCTTTACTAGGCAATCCACAATTTAGTGAAGGGCTTTTTGCAGTAAAAGTTTGGAACTATGTATTAGATGTTCGTGTTCCTAACACAAACCAGTACCAACGTTGCCAGTTACGTGTTGATTTTGATAAGCACTATTTAGCAGAACGTTTATCTTGGAGAGGTGAAGCATGTGAAGGTTTGGTTGCTTGGGGTGAAAATAATCAGGCACCAGAACGTAGCACTGTAATTGCAGATCGTACAGCGAGTGTCCTATTTGCTTTTGATCGATTTGATGCGAGTGCGATTGAAGAAGGTACTAATAGCGTTGTGAAAATTGCTGAGCAAATTAAGAAAAGTCCAACAACAACCCCAATTTTTGTTTCTGGATTCACAGACCCATTGGGTAAGTTTAGTTATAACCAAGAGTTATCATCTAAACGAGCGAATACGGTTGCCAAGTTACTGGTACGACAAGGTGTTGAACCAAGCCGTATACAAATACAGGCGAATAGCCAGACCGACGTATACAAGCAGTGTAGTGATAACAATAGTTCACAACTTATTCAATGTTTAGCGCCAAATAGACGTGTTAATATAAGTTGGTAAAACGGTCTGTCACGGCAAAGTAACCATCCTTAGGGTGGTTACTTTTTCGTTTTTTAAGGAGCTAAAAAAGTAAAAGGATATATTGGAGATTTTATAAATTTTATATAAAAATCATCTTTTAAAATAATAAAAGTGCTGTGGAGTCAGTAAACCATCTAACGGTTGATCCCAACTTTGACGTTCTAAAGTGTGTTCAATAAATTGAAATTGATGTGCCAATCCTAAACGGTAGGGCTTATGTTTAGCACTTGCCAATGTACGATCATAATAACCACCACCCATACCAATACGTGTCCCATAGTGATCGCAAGCTAAAAGTGGCATAAGTAGCAAATCAAGCTGTGATACATGTTTTCCGCGAGTCGCCATAGGTTCTTTCATTCCCAATGGGTGATGGGAAAAACGACGACTTAAATATTGGTTTTTATTTATTTTTACCCATACTAAACGTTGGTTCATCGAACAAATCATGGGTAAATAAACTTGTTTGTTCTTTTTAAAACATAATTTGATAAGAAGATCGGTATGGATTTCACCAAAAGCATGCAGATATAAACCGATTTTTTTTGATGAATGAAAAATAGGAAGGTGATTTAGGTAATGTAAAACATTAAGCTGAGCCTGTTTTTGCTCAAATTGGGTTAAAGCTCGTCTTCTAGATCTTAAATTTTTTCTAATAAAACTTAATTCATTCATGGAGAAATCTAACAAAGATTTGCGGACAGTCGAGCAAAATTATACCTACTTTTCTATGGTTTCACCGAAATTTAAAAATTATTAAAAAGCAGTCTTCTAATGTATTAGACCAAGTAAAAATAGTTTTGTTGGGAGGAGAAGCTATCTACATATAATTTTTTCTTTTTTACGTATTTACAGTATTTATTTACATTTAATCAGGATAAGTATATTTAAAGATGAATATGAAAATGTGAAATCTATGAAGTTAAAAATTTTAACAATGATGTTATGTGTGGCATTGCTCAGCGGATGTACGAAACAGGCAGAATCTGAGGCACCTCAAATTGATTATAAAGCTCAATTTGAAGAGTCGGACCGAAAAATTGGTGAATTTTTAGATCAGTTAGATAATCCAAATACCCCTCAAGAAGTTAAAGTTAAAATTTTATGTCATGACTATCCTGAGGTGTATAAAAAACAATACATGCCTGCATTAATAAAAGTTTCACCAAAACCGTATACTGAAGAAAAATTATTGTCAGATTTGAAAAGTGCAACTGACTACTATAAAGGGACTTTGGGGATAAAATGCAATGAATAATATTTGAATTAAATCACGTTAAAAATTTAAAAGTGTGAATTGATTGGCATTATTTAGTTGTGCTAAATTTCTTCTGTTAATTACTTCAACTTTTCTCTGGATTTGAAATGCAGATCTTAAAATTTTTACAGAGTTTTAATACAGTCGGCACCTATTTAACACTTGCTTCCATCTTGCTTGTGGTCATGATCATTTATTTTTATGTAATTAATCCTGCATGAACATTTTGAAAGGAATAGGTCTTCTCATCTATTACTTTCTTAAGAACGGAAGATGAATAATAGGATAGGGATATGAAATTTAAAATATTATTATTAAGTTTTATTGCCACCAGTTGCTATGCTAATGAAAGTACAGCTGACCCAGATATTTGTAATATCGTAAAAAAGGTTGCTTATAACGTGATGGAAGCACGACAGCAAAAAGTACCAGCACAAGATTTACAACAAATTGCCGATGGGTTAGCAGATGAAAAAGCCAAGCAGCTTTATCAAGACTTAATTAGCTCAGCTTATGCTGCCAAAGTATTTAAGACAAGTTTCTTTAAACGCCAAGCAATTGAAGATTTTCAAGCAGGGTGGTATGAGGAATGTTTACGTAGAAATGAATAATAATTAAAAAAATAATGAGTATTTAATTGTTAAGAACAACTAATTAGTTAAGAGAATAAAAAATATACTGACAGGTCTGTCTAGGTATTTTAATTTGAAAATAAAATTCGAATTTATATGTATTTATTTAAAAATAAATGCTCCGAAGATGCCGCTGCATGTCGTTACCCTTGAACCCTAAAGTTCAGCGGGTCTTTCTCAATTCTAGCAATACATTGCAATATTAAGCAATACCTAGCGATATTAAAAAATCAATATTTTTAATAATTTATATTAAAGCAATACAATGCAATATTACACAATCTTTAGCAATACAAAAATAGTCTATTAATGGTCTATTTTGATAAATACGGTCTATTTTTCAAGTTTAAGTCTATTAAAGGTCTATTTTTGGTGATTAAAAAAGCGGCACTTAGCCGCTTATGCTGTATGTGCCATTTTGTTTTGTTCAATATAAGCCAAAACATCAGACTTCATATAATTTACTTGTCGTTTATGAGGTTTAGAGAATGGAATGCCGCCACCTTCACATCTTTTCTTCTGCAACCACGGTAAGGATACGTGCATAACAATAGCTACTGTTTCAGGTGGAAAAGTTTGATTATCAGCAGCTTCCCAAAATTCCTTCTTAGCAGCCTCTTTTTCTGCATGAGTCATACGATCTAATTTAGTTAAACGTGACATTTATTTCTCCTTACTTTCCGCTTTAGGATTTGCCCACCAAAGTACAGGGCCATCTTCTGAATCAAATGCTGCAATTAAAAAGAGTCCTTGTTCTGGCGGTTCTGGCTTCCAGTTTGGCCAAACTACTGCATCTTCCGGTATATTTGGTATTTCATCGTAATCTAATAGTTGAGTTTCAATTTCAACTCTAAGATTCATTTGAAGTTGTGCCCACTGTTCTCTTGTATAGGCTTCAGCTCCTTCTTCAATGGTGTCAAACAATTCAATATCTGGATGAAACCAATTGAAAAGGTTTTCAGGTGGTTCTATTGGCTGGATCTGATATTTAAAACCCGTCTCACTAGATCCATAAAATAGTTTTGCTTCATCAAAGCTTTTGGTTACAAGAGGGGCAGAGCCTTTCTTGTAGCAAATTACTATTTCATCAAATTTAAAAACACGTTCAGCTGTCTTCAAATCAAAGCATTGGTACATAGGTTCACTAAACCAACTCTCAACATAAAATAGATTTTTAATATGATCTTTGCGGGAACCGTGCCATTTCTGAACTTTGATAACATCATCAAAAATTTCTAAGAAAAAGTTGTTGCCTTCCTTTTCATGCATTTTTCTATAACGCTCAACAGCTCGCTCAGCTATCTCTTTTGAAGCTGCTGGCGTTTGCTTAAAAGGGCTGTAACCTTCAGGTCGCATTGCAACCGCCCATAAAGTTGATTCACTCATCCTTCAGCTCCCGATTCGCTAACACCCAACTTAATGCAACCTTCCTCAGGTAAATCAGCATACCAACAGTAGTATCCTTCACCGTCATAACCATCTTGGAGCCATTTGATGGTCATTTCAGTTTCCATCTGGAATTGATCTTTTTCCCCATCTGGCGCACCAAAATCAAAGGCTTCTTTTAGTTCAGCGCAAGTTAGAGTGACACTAGGGGTGGGAGTATCTGGCACCGTCTCGGCTTTGGCTTTATTCCATAACTGCCAAGCATCATTAGTTACAATATTGAAATAGCCATTCATTGTTTCACTGAATGCTAGGATGTCATTTTTACGAATAGCACTTTCACGTTTAAAAATTTCTGTAGTTTTGAATTGTGATTCAAAAGGGATACGTTCATTACCTGTCATTTAAGCCACCATCTCTGCATATTCTTCTTTAGTCCACTCAACAAACTCTCTATAAAGCTGCTGGGCAGGTTTGTTTAATCGGTTGTGATAGTCGATCGTTATGCGGCGCCAAGCGACTGGTACCGCATAATGCTTGGTTAGAAACATTGCTTGATCCATGCCTTGCCGGACTATTACATAGCCCAGCAATTGCAAGTAGTACATAAAACCAAGCATGTGTTTTTGGCTCACTTTCTTGTACTGATCTTTCATGTTAGAAACCGTCCACTAATAAATAATCAGGGGTAGATTCTTGTTGAGTAGGTGTAGGATTCTCTAATTCATAGCGGCGTTTTCTCACATACCCCATTAGCTTCGGTTGAATCTGCGGATCTCGTGCAGCCACGTCTATTTCCAAAGCATCTAGCGTTGTAAGGTCTGGTGCAGTTTGGATTTGAACCATTAAAGAGGGTGGCTCATTAGCAGATGCCTTTTCTTTTTCTAGCTCTTCAAGACGTTTGTGAGTGGCGAGAAGGATAGGCTTCATTTGTTCGTCATCCCATGTGCGGGTATAACGATAAACCGCATTTACTTCTGCAGGTGTTTTTGATTCTTTTACACGCTGAAGAAGAGCATCTAATGCCTTCTGGTATTCAGGATCTACTTTAGGCTCGTTAGTTTCTGGAACTAACAGATCCTCAGATGTGGTGACATTTGTTTGTTTGGTAATAACAATCGTTGGTTGAGTTTCTGCAGAAATAACGTCACTAGGCTTTTCTGCTTTTGATTTTTTGCCTCTCTGTTTTTTAGGTTCCTCACCAAGACGAATAACACTTAAATCATTGTTGATTTCAATACCGAGTGCTTTTGAAAATGCTTTTAATTGAAGCTTGGCGTTTTCGGCATCACGTTGAACAAAACCACTATTAATAGATTCAATTAATGCGGTGGTTTTAAAATTCACGATGTAAATTGAAGGCGAATATGTAGTAATTACAAAAACATCCTGTCCTTCTTCATACTCATCAATAGTTAATGGCTTTGTGAAAGTAATCCCAGCCAGTTCAATAGTTTCGATTTTGATGCAGAATTCAAAACCCGGTTTACCAAAAACAGAAGCGGGGAATTGATCTAAGTCAGAAAAGTCAAACACGTCTCCAATAGGACGGCATAGAACAGTTTTACCTTTTTGAAGAGCTGCAAATGCTTCAGCTGCAGTTAATAAATTAGACATGAAAAGCTCTCCTTTTAGTGATGTAACGACTGTTGTTGTTGAACTTGCTGAGGATTGTTTTTAGGGACCCAACCCATCTGATCGGCACGTGCTTGGCATGCTCTATTGATACCCGCCTCATATGTAGTACCTTTAAACTTCTTAATTGCAGCATTTAAGATGTTAGTGTCTGGAGCATCTTTAATTGCTTTTAAAGCATCTTGATATAGTTGGTCCTGAGTACGAGGTGGCTTCTGGTTACCACCCTGAGCAGTTGTCTGGTTATTCTGGTTTGAATTTTGACCTGCTGGGGTTGAGGCATTTTGCTCTAGATATGCATAGTCATAGTTGTATAGATATTTACTACCATCAAAATTACCGAGGTAAACATCAGCTGCCACACCAATAGCTTTAAACGCTACACCAAGAGCATCAGTAACGGCCTTTTTATAGCCTTCATCAATCGCTACTAATTTGCCTTTTTGAACTTCAACAATTGCTGAACCGCCGTTGCCAAAAAATTCCTCACCCCAAACACCATCAATCTTGGTTTTAACTGCTACTTCAGCAAAAGCCATAATGGTTCCATCTGGCGCGGTTTCAGACCATAAACGTACATGTCTATAAGTCCAGCCATGACCAACAGGTCCAAAGGCCTGAGTCATAGCCATTAATCGCCATTGAGGGTTAATATCTGATTTACCTTTTAAATAACCAAACTCAATTTTTTTAAGAAAATTGGTAGGCGTTTGCTTAACTGCATTCCAGATATGTAAGTTGTCTTTTGAGTTTTCAGTTGTCATTTTTCTAATCCTCATCTAGAGCCGGTGAAGCCACGTTTTTGCTTGTAAGCCTTGCGGTCATAAGTAGGGATATTTGTTTCACGTAGTTTTATTGCGAGCTGCTTTCTGCGTTGGAAATCGATTTCTTGCATAAGAGAAGCGAAAACCTTTGGTTCCTTAGCTTTAAATTGCTCAACATTAAGCGGTTTTTTAAAGCCATCTTTAATTTCGTAAAGTACTGAGCCGTTAGCGTTTGCAGCATAGATAGCCCACTTAATACGTACGGAATAAAGACCTTGGTCGTCACGGCCTAAAAATGACTTGTAGCCGTCAGGGTGTTTTTTGAAATTAGTCATCTTTAAGCCTCCACCAACTTGTTACGTTCGATGAAGCCTTTTAGAAGGCCATTGATGTTTCGGATGTCTTCAAATTCGGTGAAATCGTTATATGACTTACCATTAACATCAGTGATTTCATTTACTGTGAGTTGTGTAATATCAACAGCGGTGAATTCAGAACCCGGAACGCCGTAGCTGTCAGGATGGGCTTCAAAATCAAAGCTAACGTTTAAACGGAAGCTATCTAATTTGATGACGGCAACGCCAGAATGTTTACCTGTGATTTTCGCGGTTAAAACACCGTAAGTGCTTGGTTGAGTCTTAGGCGTAAATAGAGAAGGGGCTTCTTTTGCTTGGAAAGCTGGTTGCAATTGGCAAGCAACTAAAGAACCACCAGAGATTGCAAGAGCAGCCATGCTGACAAATGCAAATGAGTTGAAAGGAGTAGCTTTTACGTTCATAATTGATCTCGCATATAGCAAAGCACATCGAAAGGTCAGAGAGTCGGTGTGCTTTTTTGTTGTCTGTGAGTTAAATATTAGGTAAACCTAATTATTAAGTCAATAGGTATTCCTAATAAAATTAGAAATACCTAACTTTTGTGTTTTAATAGACAAAAAGAAAACCCACCGTGGTGGTGGGTTTTTTATCAACTTCGACGATTATTCTGAAGAAGAATTAAATCTTTGCTTAAGATCTTGAGTTAATTTTTCAACATCTTGAATATAATTATTTCGGAAGTCGGGATTATCAAAAATATTATTTAATGTGTCAATAAGTGATAATAAACCAGACATTGGTAAGGCTACTGTGGCAGAATGCACAGCAGTATTTTGATTTACTTTATGACCAAGCATTAATTTCACAATATTATTTTCTATTGCAATCTGAAAAACTTGATCTGCGTAAATAGGTTGTAAACTAGGATTTAATTGTGTATTGATTACTTCTGTAACTGTTTCATGTCTGTTAGCGCTGCTCATATCCGACCTTTATTTCTTGGTTAACATTAAAATAGGATGAAGTAGTGTTCGGTAATGTATTCACTTCTTGAGCTACAATATTTATAGTTTTGCCATTGTTATATCTTGAGGAATTTACGCTTATATAAAATTCCTTTTCATTACCAGATAAAACATCCTCAACTACTTGTTGACCTGTTTGTAAATCAAAAAGAAAAGTTGTTTTATTCCTATGTGATTTTTCAACCAAATGGGCTTTCTTTCTTTCACGATCAATTTGCCAAGGTTGTTTTGGTCTCTCATAATTTTTATTATGAAAAATTACATCAAAATCATAACCTAATAGCCGAGAAATCTTGGAAATTGTTTTAATAGTGAGATTCTCTTCTCCAGATAAAACTTTTGTAACTCGACTTTTTTTCCAGCCTAGTTGTAATGCAATTTCTGAACGAGTCATATTACTATGACGTAACAGTCCAACTAAATGGGATGCAACTTGCTCCATTTTTACAATGGATATATCTTCATGCTCACATGAGAACAAAAATAATTTATTTGTCATAACAACCTCACCAGGAATGTTTCCATGTCGGCTTGATACTTAAAGATGGCTCTAACACGGTTATCAATGATTGTCTTTTCAGATTTATCAATCTTGTCTTTTCGCTTAGGTGATAATCTAAATAAAACAATGTATGCATTAACAAAGACCAAATATAATCGAAGGCTAGCTTTTCGAATTCTGTATACTGGTACATCTTTGTCATCTAATTTAACTACACATGCTCTATGCAACTCAGAAGAGTCATAGAAATCAAATAGTTCAGTTGGTTGTTCACACATTTCGCAGCGAGATGCTAATTGAGTGAATAATCGCAATACATCACAGTTGTCTCGTTTACTATGTAATGAAAATTCAGCCCTATCTCGGTAAAGAAATACATCACGTTTATCCATTGATGATGAAAGCATATAGACCCTAATACAGTCTGGTATCATGATTGGCTGAAGATCATCAGGAAAGCCAATTTCACTCCAGCGAAAGAAGTATGGGTCTATCATTTCTGCAAAGTTACCTTATAAGTGAACTAATATCAATTGCCATTTAATAAAAAATTTATATATAGATTGTATCGAATCTACTACTTTAATTAGCTTTGGGATGTTCTTGTCTGTGCTGACTTGGCGGCACGATATCTGTAATAGCGGTAATACTTTCAACTTCATCCATGTCAAAAGATAGGCGTTCGCTACCGTTAACAGCCAATAAACTTAAAACACCACCATTTATTCCTACAAATTCCTTAATTGTGCATCTTCCGTCCTTCAAACACACCTGAACAAATTCTGTTGGCACAAGTTCCGCATCAGGGTCGCATACTACATACCAGCCATTACGAATTGCTGGAAACATGGAGTCGCCAGTGCCTTTAATGCCATAAGCTCTTGGACCCGCTGTATGAGTTGGAACATAGCCATCACCCGCATTTCCGTCATACCCCATATCAGTGAAGTACCCATCCATTCCCATCTTTGAATAAGCTTTGACGGGAACGTATCTTTTTTGAATAGGGAATGGTTTATCTGATGTTTGAACAAACTTAACAGCATCTTCACTATCTGGAATATTGTACTTCTGCTTAAAGGCTTCAATGTCAATAACATTTAATTGAGGTAAATTGTTCGATTCCTGTTCAACCGGTCCACCATAAAGCAACCAATCGTCACTCACACCTAAAAATTTCGCAATGACTTTCAAGTTTTCTGCTGTAGGAACGCTAGTGCCATCTAGCCATTTCTTTACAGCAACAGGAGATTTTTTTGTTGCTCTTGCTAAATCAGCGGCTCTTAATTTTTTTTCTTCAAGTTTTTGCCTAATTCGAGAGTGTAAAGACATAACAAATATTCCAAAAACATTAACTAATGTTAATACGATCTATTGAAACTATGGTTAACAAGTGGTAAATTTGGTTTATTAACTATAGTTAACTTGGTGTAACCATGAAAATTAGTGATCTCATGACATACCACGGCTGCAAAAATCGGAAAGAGTTGTCTGAAAAAACTGGATATTCAACTGTGACCCTCTGGAAGTGGGAAAACAACGGTATACCAGCCAGAACTCAAGCAGTCCTGCAAGTCAAAACCAAAGGCAAACTTAAAGCCGATTTACAAGCATTAACCGCTTAGGAACTAAACCATGAGCAAAGTATCAACCGAATTGAGTGCAAGTGCCAGAAATGGCGTATCCCGCATATTGCATGGCCTTGATATAAGCAATCAAAAAGAGATTGCTGAACATTTAAAGGTTGATCCAAGCACTATTACTCGGCTTAAAACAGACAAGAAAAACAATGGTTTGAATGAGATTGAAATGTTTTGCGAGCTATTGAGTTTGCTTGGATTAAAAGTCGTTCCTAAAGATTACCAGAGCATTGATAAGGAACGTGTTGCTGCACTTTTAGTCATGTCTAAAAGTTGGATGAACCGTATAGAAACAGTTGATGACCTATTTCATGACGAAATCAGTGGTCAAAAGGAAAAACTTGGATATTAAAAAACCACTACCTGCGCAAACAGGAGTGGTTTATAGGCATTCAGTCGAGATGAATCAAATGAATAAAACTAATTTATCAAATCAAACAACCGAACGCAACCAGCCAGAATTTTTAGTGGGTGACGTTGTAGTACTTACTAAAGAGTGTCGAAGTTTTAAATCAAATGATTTGTTTGAAGTCAAAAATAAAACCCTGACTAGTTTATGGACTATCAAATCACAAAATCATTTGTTTCTGGTTTCATCAAAAGAAATACGAACAGCAACAGTTGCTGAACTTAACGCCAAACGCCGACTAACAAGCGCTGAGCAAGCATTAGCGGAGGTGTCATGAACAGCTTTACACAGCAAATCAAAGTTTCTCGTCAGCAAAGTGAAATCCAATCTTTTTATGAACCTGCATTGCGAGTACTTGGGCACCTGTTTGAGGTGAAAAAGCAAAATTTACGCAACAAAGGTTATGACGAAAATAATGCAGCGGTAACCAAAGTTGAATTTTCAGAGGCTATGGCTCGTCAATTTCGCATAACGCAGTGGTTAGCACAGCAGATTGTAACCAGCTTAACCAAGGCGTGTTTGATTGATTCTTTTGGAGGTTATGTTAAGCCAAAGGATGGTGAAAAGTGAGATATGCAGCAAAAAGAAAACAGGATATTTCCGTTTCTACCACACCGCTTGAGGTGGTAATTCCACTGGAACAACCAGTAAAGATCTATTCGGCTAAAGAATTAGCAGCTATGCCACTTTCAGTTATGAATGCCGCAATTGAGGCTCAGGAAAGATTTTATCAACTTGAAGAATTAACCCATATGGGGGGGCAGGCTATAGCAGTTCGCCGTCTCATGGAGGATGGGCACAAACTAATTCAGGTGAAAGAAAAGTCTCGTATTCGCTACAAAATCAACAACGAATTTATTCCTCCAAGAATTATTCGTCAGTTGGAAATGCGCGGTCTTGTAAAATTAGGAG